GCTTATTGTAGGGGTTAATATCTACCTGCTCTGCAATATCACCAAACTTACGCTCACCTTCTGCAAGAACCGCGTTTAAGAACGCTTGTCTACGCTCGGTATTAGTCATTGCCGATACTGCTTTATTATTAGCTAGTGCGTATGTTTTTACGGCCTCGTCGAGGCGCGTCATAATACCAAGTTCATCCAGAAGTTCTGGTTCAAGCTTAATAGTACCACGAGTAAGTCGATCTAGAGAGTCAGACATATCTCTACCAAGGGCCACAGATGCGCCTTTAGCTACTGTAGCAAGTCTATTAATCTCATCACCGCTAAATCCTGCAGCTGTGGCGGAGGCCACCACACGCATGGATTCTGCGGTAGAAAGGGCACCATCTGTTATCTCTTTGAGGCCTTTTGTAACAGCACCAAGATTAACACCAGCACGAGCGCCGACTAAGTCAAGACCAGCAGCTAGCTGCTCAAATTCAGCAGCTTTAGACATAGCTTGAAAGCCCGCTGTTACAGCAAACATAGTAGCCGCAATAGTTGCATATGCAGCAACTACACTACCACCCTCACTAGCTAATCCTGAGAATTCTCTACCTTTAGCGCCTCTACCAGAGCCCGCAGAACGTTCAGTTCTATAGTCTTTAGAGTTTAAACCACCTCCAGGGCCTCCATGAACACCTGAGTTACTTTTATCCAAGGCTGATTGACCAGTTTTAGTGGTTTTTTTGCTGAGAGTTTTATTGAGCTTTTCAGCCTGCGTATTCGCAGCGGCTAAACCAGACTCTGTTTTTTTAACGTCCTGTACAATCTTCTGCGTGCCATTAGCACTGATCTCAATAGCTGCTTCTAACCTTATAAGTTTAGTCATTTTTTCTTCTTCATATCATCATACATCTTTTTAATACTAGCCTGGGACTTATCTACATCACTAGCTTCTTGCATCTGTAGCAAGTCCATAAGGTGTAGTACATCCTGTATTCCTAGATGTTCAATGAGAATTGGGAGGTTCGTATAGTCTTTGCCAACCATACCTACGTCCCCGTAAATTCTATTCCCTAGTTTATTATATATAAATATTGCTATCTGTACACTAGGGTTCAGATCTTCGTAGGCTACTGGAGCCTTCTTTTCGTCATAAGGTCGCCCTGTTTGTGCTATAAGCTGTAAGTACTGTGACCTGGTCATACTGCCAGACGACTTTAAGTACTTATCTAAGTTATCTAAGTCGTTTTGTTTCTCCTCCTCAACGAAAATTGCTGAGGTTGAAGATAACATCATTCAACCAACCATCAAAAACGGGGGAGTTCTTAGTAAGCTCTAGAGCGGCCTCATGGTCAAACTCGATCTGCGTAGTTAGATCTGTACCCTCTGGGAATTTAAGTGGCATAAGTGTACTAGCATGATCTAGCGTCAGGCCCTTCCAGCTAAGCACAGAGGCTTTTACAAATTCTGATACAAATAGATCATTATCTACTACTTCTTCTTTTTGGCGTGTCGCTGGGCTAAATGCTGTTCTAGTGCAGGCCTTGCGGATCTTATTTAGTTCTTCCCTGGATAGGTAAGCAACTTCTACTTCAAAGCCGTCCAGGCCCTCAAACTCAACCCAAGCTTCTAGCTTAGTCTGAAGGTATTGTGTAAATTTACTCATTATTTCTCCTTGCAATAAAAAAGGTGTAGCTGAAAAATCCCAGCTACACCTCAATTATAGTGTTATAACTCTTCTTTGTCAAGAAGAATTTTTCTTATGTGGCACCAATATACGTGATTGTTGCTTCGTCATTTGACGTAATAGTAGATGGCAGACCGTGGAAGGCAACGTCAACAGAGATAACATCTTCTGACTGAACAGAAGGAATCTCAAGGTGCGCCGTAGGTAGGGTAATCGCCATAGAAGGCGTATTGCCTAGGCCACCTAGTGTGAATGTAAGTTCAAAACTATTAGTTACTGTTGTAATATCATCTAGAGCATCCGCTAGAAGCTGACCGCTAGTAGAGGTATCCGAAGCAATTTGCTCAACATATGCTGTAAAGTTACCTTGTACAGACTTGTTACCTGCAATATGCCCAATAGGTCTATTAACAATACCAATAGTTTCTGGTGTAAGGAACTGGATATTATTAGAGAAGGACACAGAACCACCAGTAAGCGTAATAGTGTATACACCGTCACTGCTATCACCTGGGTACGTAGTAGTATTTGCAGCAGTAACTTCTAGAGAAGTTAGCTTGTTACGAATGAAGTTATCAGTATTTGTAATATCTTCTACGATTGCGTTACTAGCATCAAAGCTTGAAACTTCTGATAGAGCGGAACCCATGCCCGACCAATCAATCATGGAAATACCATCAACGTCAAAGTTAACAGTAGCTTCGTTCACTACGCAGTCTGTAATCTTATAGATTTTAACGTTTACATTTGCACCATCATAGTCTGAGCTACCCTGTAGTTGAGCACCTACAACAAAGTATAGATTAAACTTACCAAGCTCAATGCGGTTAGATCCTGCAAATGAGATATTAGTATCCGTAGTATCAGCTGTAATATTAGCTAGGCTGAAGTCATACGTGGCTCCACCACCCGGAGTACCAAGACCTACAAAGTTAGCCCATAGAGCTTCTTCGATAGCGTGATGAGTACCTGCACCGGCGACGTTGTCTGCAAAGCCTGCAGAAGCAGAACCAACTGCTTTAAAGGGGCGTACATATGTGGATAGTGACCAGTCAGCTGGTGCTAGTGCATCGTTAAACACACGGCGACCGCGTTTGGAAATACCTGCAGGTGTAGCCATTTCGTTCAGAACTGTTTCTGATGTTGTGTTACCTTGTGAAAAGTTAAAGCCGTCCATTACTGGGATTTCCCAGATCACTGTACTAGCGCCTACTTTCTCAAGGTACACTTTAGTGTCTCTTTTTAGAAATAATGCCATTTAGTTTTCTCTCCTAACTAGTTTCCTAGTAATGGACCCGTAGAGCCATCTCTCCGATGGATATTGGGTCTAGTGTTCCTTCGTCTGTCGATAGACTTAGGACTGTTATATCATGGGTATACTGAGTAGCCCCACTTCTATCTATGTAAGCAAGCCTACCGTTCTCTTCGATTAAAGTTTCTACGTCTTCTAAAACTGCTTCGCACTTCTTTAGGGGATTATCCTCTTTTATAAAGATCATTAAACGTACTTCTAAAAGCCTGTCTCTATAGCCGCCTGTTTGATACTGCCTAACCTCGGTAGAAGCTGTTACACATACTGCCGGAAAATTAGTGACCTCGTCAAAAAACTTTAGTTTACCATAAACATTGCGATTAAGGTCTGACATAAATTGGCTAGAGCCATCAATTCCCTTAAGGAGTTCGACAATAGCGTCTACTATAGCATACCTTCTTGTAGAGTATGTCCTAGCTGTGCTCATTTTTCCTCCGTCCGTAAGACTTTACTAAACTTTGCTACCCCCAGTTTTTTAATAGCATTATCTATAATTGTAGCCGGGTCTCTAGCTTGGGTTGCCCAAGGGCTCTTGCCCTTTGACATAGAGAAGACACTATAAGGGGATTTTTGGTACGTATACTGTACAGCTGCATTTTCTTGTGCGCTTAATACTTTTACGCTATCTGCAAACCTACCTGTACGATTATGCAGAGAATACCCAACCATCTCTGCTAGTACATAACTCTTTAAATCCATATTTAAAGAAGCCATTATATTGCCTTGGTATTCTACAGCTTCTACGCTAGAGGGGATAGTTTCTTCAAAAGCAAAATTATTAAAACTACTCTTAAGAGCTGCTATGTTCTCTTCTATATCTTTGTTTAACTTATTGGCTATAGAGTCAAACTTAGGTACCTGCCGCGTAATAGTGTCGCTACTAATCCTAAATCGTGTTGTTTTTTTACGTGCCTTGCCTTGAACTATTAACTTAGAAAAGTATTTAACATTAAATATTTTATCAAGTGCACCTAATAGTACGGTAGTAACTGCGCTAGAGGACATAGCTGTTGTTACATATAGCTTACTTAACTCTATTAGTTCCCCACTAAGTACTAAATTAAGTTGCCTTAGAAACATCTTCCCCTTAGGGCCCTTCATAACGTTACCAGTATTCCCCTCGGGGGAAGATGCAGTAAGGCTAATGCCCATTGAAGTTTTCCTTTTAGTAAAAGTTAGTTTTCCCGGCTTAACTTCCTCTACTATTAATATTTCATCTATTCCCAGTTGGACCGCCATTTCCATGGCCTGTTTATATTGCTCTTCAGAAACAGAAGCACCACTTATTACCTTAAAATATAGTTTATCGTTTGCAATCGCATTACGCAGTAAAATTTTTAAATCGTTTATTCTATCTTCTAAGTATTCTATTACAGGGGTACGCGGCGTCTTCTGCTCTTTTTCCACACTCAGTATGTACTCAAAATTTGCTAAAGTACCAGTTATAGGGCCCGTAGATTTTTCTTGCGCATTATGCCCTACGTCAGTTAACTTAGTACTGGTGTACACATTAAATGGTTTTGCCTTACTGTTAGTAAATTTGCTTTTAGATCGTGAGTTAGATGACGGATAACCATAATCATCTTTTGTACCTGCTGCAAAATAGACTATGTTACCATTACTTTGGTCTATCCTTACTCGACCCTCCAAACTAGTTATTTTAGTTAAATTCCCAGTTAATACGACTAAAAATAAAGCGCCACCCCCATCATATACATTGTTTAAGTGTGAATTAGTTAGAAAAAACTGTGTTGTGATAGACCTAAACAGGTCTTTATTATCTTTATATCTTATACTGGTATAAGCTATTCTACCTAGTCTTGTATACTCCTCTATTTTTTGATCGACTATATCAACTCCAGTATTATTTTCGTCCTCAAGAATTCCCAGTGCTTTTATTCTATTTCTAATCTTTTGATTTACCCCTTTAGCAAAGGTAGTAACTTCACCACCAGCCAATTCCCAAGCAGCAAATTTAGCTGGTTGCGTTCGTTTAAATGTTTCTACAGTCTCAAAGTATAAATCTTGCTCTTGAGGGATTAGCCCTTCGCTCATCCCGTCTAGAACTCCATCAATCATCTGTTCCTCTGTTATAGCCTCCCCACCCTGCATCATAACTAATTTTTTGCTTGAAGCTTTAATATCTACAATTTCACCTACTAAACGAGTAAGCTTAACGGTCTCCTGTTCGTTGCTTGGTCGTGTAGCGTTGGCTACAACTATATTAAGTTGGTCTTCAATTATACTGCTATTCGAAGCCGACAGCTTTAAGAATTTATGGGGTCTTTTTTTAGCCATTTTTATACAGGTCCAATACTCTTTTTATATGCTCAGGAAATTGAGGCTTAGAAGGGTCATTGCGAATAGTAAAGCTAGCGTGATTCATCTCAGGCTTATGCTCTTCTTTTAAATAGTATGTTATCATGTCAACTATAGCAAGTTTAAGGTCTGCTGGAGTAGACGCAAAGCCGCCTTTATAAGTAACTTCCACTGCATTAATGCCGCATGGATAGTCTTGTCGTACTGATCCTTCAATGCGATAAATTGCATCGTAGTAAGTATCAATCTTATATTGGGAGCTAGTTAGCGTCGTATATGTAGCTGCCTCGTCTTGAGAAGCTAGTTCTTTAACCGAGGTTACAGAAACAATAGGGATCTCTTCTAGAAATACTACGTTTTGTGGGATCTTAAGTGAAAATACTTCAACCTTGTCGGTTGCGAAGTATTCAGTAAAAGATCTACCACAGTAGTTTCTAATTAGCTTGCTAATAGATGGTATAATAACGTTTAACTTGGGATCATCAGTTACACCCGTGATTCCACGGTAACTCTTATATTCATTAAGGGTAACTAATTCAGCCATGGGTTCCTTTAGAGATGGGGACGCATCTCTGCGCCCCCGGTATTCTAATTACTAAGCAGCAGCGTACTTACGAGCAACAACAGCTGAAGCACCTGGGATGATTTCGTCGAATCCTAGACGCTGTGTGGCAATAAGCTCACGGTGTTGTAGACGTGGTACGTACTGTGATTCCAGCGTTACGCCACGAAGACGTGGAACGATGAAGTTACGTGCGTTTAGGGCGATCGCGTGGAATGCGCCAGTTGCGGCTGTTAGGAACTCGTCGCAAAGAATTACGTTAGAGTTGTAAACTTTACCAACAGCACCTGTTAGCTTAACTGCATTTGCATCACCAACTAGGCTAGCGTCCTTGTACTCTGGGTCTTCCAGAAGGTCATACCAAGCTTTTTCAGAAACGATGTAAACAACGTCGCTTGGGCGTGTGCCGTACTTACCAAGGGAACGACGCATACCAAGTAGGTCGTCAGTTGTAAGTGCATCACTTGCGAAAGCAGTAGGTGATGTAAGTACTTTGCTGTTTGTATTAGCAATAACAGTTAGACCGTCATAAGAACCAATACCTGAGCTACCTAGAAGCATTGAGCGCTCTACAGCGCGAACGTGCGAACGAACCATTGATTCGTTGATAAGCGGAAGAATCGGCATAATTGCATCTTCTTCTGTTTCGTTAGCAAGGTAGCTAAGAGACATAAGCTTCTTAG